GGCCGAGGATAACAAGAGCATCCTGGACTTCTCCCGGTTCGAGAAATACGGTCTCGGAGCAGAACCTGACTGGGTGGATGTGAAGCGCAAGGCGGACTATAAAAAGCTGCAGCTTCATGGCCAGCACAACGCTGCATGGACGAAGACGGAAGACGACAAGCTCCGGTACCTGCTCAGCAAAGGGACATATACATACAGCGACCTGGCAGCAGAGCTGAGACATTCGGAAGGAGCCATCAAGCGCAGGATCCTAGACCTTGGAATCAATAAGAAGCCCGTGCGGTGCCCCCCCGAAAATGGACAGAGGACGAGGTGGAAACCTTGTGCCGCATGGTAGACGAAGGCTACGATTTCACACTGATCGCAGAGAAGCTGAACCGGACAGCGCTGGCCACGCGCGGAAAATACGAGCGGCTGCAGAATCCGGAATATAACAAACGATACAACCGCGGGCAGAATGAGGACTACGAATACCAGGGAATCAGAAGCATAAGCGGAAAAGACATCCTGAAAGACAGAGAGCTGATGGATGGCGCCGAGTTCCAAGAGCTGGAGCCGGTAGCAAATAAGTGAAGGAGGAAAGTAAATGGCAGCCAACACAAATAAGGGCTTCGGTCTTTTATTTGAAATGGGATGCGGCAAGACCAGAACTGCGATCGCCATCGCAGGAGCCGCATATGAAAAAGGCGCGATCCAGAGAGTCCTGGTAATCGCACCAACGTCCGTCGTGTCGGTCTGGCCAAAAGAGATCGCAGAGGTCGCAGACTTCAAAGTGACCTGCAAAGCGCTCCTGGGAACGAAGCAACAAAGGATCCGAATGATTGAAGACCTGCAGGCGTTCCCGTTCAAAGCGCTCAAGGTCGCCGTGATCAACTACGAATCAACCTGGAGAGATGGACTGTTTGAGAAGCTCCAGGAATACGACGCTGACCTGATTATATGCGATGAGAGCCAGCGAATCAAGACGCACGACGCAGAGCAGAGCAAAGCAATACATAAGTTAGGAGACCAGGCGAGGTACAAGCTCATTCTCTCCGGAACACCGGTACAGAATGATGCAATCGACATCTGGAGCCAGTACCGGTTCCTGGACGCTTCGATCTTCGGCCGGAACTTCTATCAATTCAGAAACCGGTACGCGATCATGGGAGGCTTCAACCGAAAGCAGATCGTCGGATACAAGGACCTGGACGGTCTGATCCGAAAAGAGCACTCGATCGCATTCAGAATTACGAAGGAAGAAGCAATCGACCTGCCGGAGCAGACGTTCATCAAGAGGAAGGTTCAGCTCGGCAAAAAGGAAAAAGACCTATATAACCAGATCAAGCGAAGCAGCTATGCAGAGTTATCTAACGGAGACAAGATCACGGCCACAACCGTACTGACAAGGCTCCTGAGACTGCAGCAGCTGGCCGGAGGATTCCTGGTCACAGACGACAGCGACAAGCCAGAGCTCGTCAACACAGCGAAGCTGGATGCGCTCCAGGATATCATCGAGGACTACGTACTAGGCGCAGGAAAGAAGCTGGTAATCTTCGCAAGGTTTATCCCGGAAGTAACCGCCATCATGAAAATGATAGATAAGACCTTCCAGAAGACAGGAAAGAAGCAGGTGGCCATCTATGGAGCAATTAAGAAGGAAGACCGTGGACCGATCATCAAACAGTTCCAGGAAGATCCGGACACCGTGATCATCGTCGGCCAGATCGACACCCTCGGCGTCGGAGTTACCCTGACGGCAGCAGATACATGCGTCTATTATTCAAAGAACTTTAACTACGCGACGTATGAGCAGAGCCTCTCCAGGATCCACCGAATCGGCCAAAGGAACACATGCACATACATCGACCTGGAGACCGAAGGTACCGTGGATGAGATGATCGGTAAGGCGCTGGCCAGAAAAGAAGACATGGCCAAGACGGTCGTGGATGACTGGCGCGCTTATTTTGAATAGGAGGTATAGAGATGAAACTGAATGACGTATACACAAAGCCACTGAAAGACGTCGTAGAGGGACTGAACCTCACGGACATGAAGGTTCACACAGACGATGATGGAGAAGTGAGATCCATAGAGCTGAAATATGAGCCGAACAATCGCTTCACGAAAGGAGCTCAGTCATGCTATTAAAAGAAATCGGCCGCAAGATAGCTCAGGCATTCAGATCAGCAAGGGCTGCGGACGAGAAGGTAGCGTCCAGCATAGCTGCGGCGCTGGATGCCAAGGCGGAGCAAATAAAGGAATACGAAAAGCGTTTCGAGCCAGAGCCTCCGGAACCGGATCTGCCACAGGAGATCAACGCAGCACCACCGTTCACATTTGAGTTTTATCTGGCCGGAATACCGATAGCGCAAGCGATGGCTGCTGCGGCCGGATGCAGCTCGGATGAAATGGCATCGGCAATTCTAAAAGTTATCGCGAAGAAGCCGGAGCCATTGAGTCACCTGACCAATAACTGGCGCAAGATGCACGGCCTGCCGATGCATCGAAAACCTACAGCATTCAGGAGAAGGAGGAAAGACAATGGAACAGGAAAGCAGAGTAAATAATCCAAAGCCGTGGATCGCGCAGCTATTCTGCAGACACCATGGCGAGTGGTTCAGAAGACAAGAGCCGTACTTCAACCTGAGCGGCGAGACGCAATATAAAGTCTGCACAAAGTGCGGAAAGAAACTGGATGAGAGATTCATTCCGAACTTTGACGGAAGCTAAGGAGGTGCCTAGATGGGCGGAAGGGCATGGAGCCAGGAGGAACTGATCCAGCTCGAAGAATTAACAGAAACATATCCGCTCGCCACGGTAGCCAGGAAGCTGAACCGGTCGGAAAATGCGGTCTTTCTTAAAAGGCAGCGGACCGGTATCGGAGGATTCATGGCGAACACGGACATGCTGACCAGGAACACCCTCTCGCGGATCCTGGGAGTTGAGAACCGGACGATCCAATACTGGGAGCGCAAAGGACTGAAAAGTGTCCGGAAGAAGCCATACGTGATGTACCGGCAGCAGGACATCATCAGATACATGAAAGAACATCCGGAAGATTGGAATGCGGCCAGAGTAACCGATGACACACTGTTCATGCAGTACCCCTGGTTTAAAGAAAAAAGAAAGAATGACATATCACACAAATACAACTGGACGCAGACCGAAGTAAGCCAGATGAAGATGCTCCGGAAGCAGGGATTCACAATCAGAGAGATCGCAGAGAAGATGAACCGGTCAGAATCAAGTATCAAATACAAACTCTACGGAAGGGAGAAAAGCAATGGCAGAAGTTAAGATCTGGCCGCGAGGCCAAAACGAAACCGGAGGCATCCTGCTGATGCCGATGAAGAAAAACATCCCAAAAGGGCATCCGGAATGGAGCCTGGTAAAATGTCCGATCTGCGGACAGGAATGCTGGAGACCAATATCAAGGCAGGAGCTCCGGCAGAAGAAAATGCAAGCAGCCTGCACAGAGTGCGGACTCAAAATAGAAAGTAGGAGGAATCAACCATGAAACTCACTGAAATGCTCGGCCAGTACGAGGAACTTCTCGACAAGAAAGACCAGCTGGCCAAAGACACCAAGGATAACAATGCAGCCATCGACAAGCTGAAGGCAGAGATCGCAGAAATGATGATCGACGAAGATATCCCGTCCCAGGGATACGGAGACTACGTCTATAGCCTCCAGGACAAGGTCAAATACTCCAAGCGCGGAGAAGCCTACCTGCAGGAACGTGGCCTGGACTTCTTCGAGGTACTCAGGGAGCAGGGCCTCGGCGAGCTCATCAAAGAAACCGTCAATGCAGGATCCCTGCAGAGCGCGATGAAAGAGATCGCCGAAGAAAACGACGGAGAGCTGCCGCCGGAGCTGGATGAGGTCGTAAGCAGCTACGAGATGACCGACATCGCCAGACGCAAATCAACCAACAAAGCACTCAAAAGAGCGAAAGGAGAATAAACCATGGAGCAATTAGAATTTGATTGTCGCCTCGAATCAGAGCGCGAGCTCGAAGAAAACGTAAACATCGCCCTGGAATTTGCCTGCAAGCAGGTCAAGGAAACCAGCAAGTCGAAGGTATCGAACCGCCACGACGGATACGGTATCGCTTCAGAATTCTACGCAGGCATGAAGCTCGACCAGAAGAAGGTAGATGAGAGCATGAAAGACTTCCTGCGCATCCTTCCAACAGAGGATGATGCCAAGGCAGTCGAGGCAGCCAGCAGCCTGAAGAATGCAGCAACCGGCCTGGTGCTCCAGGCGACAAAGCTCGCAGCGCAGGCAGACAGAATCATGCACGACTTATACGATGAAGTCAGCAGCTACACCACACCGGTGGAAGATTATCTGGAGGGACAGTTCGAGGACGCAGAAGCGGATCCGGAAGCTGAAGCAGAGGAAGAACAGGAGGACGCTGAGTAATGAGTGAAGCAAACTGCGGAATCTCCGTACACGAAGTAACACAGGTGAGAGTTTCAGATTCAGAAGGCAACGCAATGAACCAGGGCGACACTATCGTCCTGAGAATTGACACCGAAGACATCCTCTGCGTATTCAAAGGAATCGAGAGCGGGTACTTCATCACAGAGACGTGCGAGGACGGAATCAGAAACCGCTACCGTGTCAAGAGCATCAAGAAATCCAAAGTAGTAAAGAACGCATCCGTAGATGCAGCAGATGAGGAGGAATAAGAATATGGCAAAAGCAGAACTGACAACCGTGGAAAACTTCAAGATCGTAACCGGCATGGAGGCGATGGATGAGGAACTCAGAGCAGAGCTGGAAGATGAACTCGACGACCTGGACGATGATGGCGGCATCGATGCCAAGCACATCAAGATCCCGTCTGGCGGAGGAAAAGCCTTCGAGGTCGAGACAGACGATCCGGACGATCCGGAGGTCATGAAGGAAGTAACCGGCGTGATTATTTTCACGCATCGCATGAACGCCTACTGGGCGCAGAAATTCGGAGAAGCAGGAGAGGATGGCAATATCAATAAGAGCCCGGACTGCAGCTCCATGGATGGAAAGCAGGGCATGAGCAGAGAGACAGGTGAGATCAGAACCTGCGACACCTGCCCTTATAACCAGTTCGGATCCGACGGAAAAGGCAAGGCCTGCAAGAACATGCGCCGCCTTTACATCATGATGAACAACCGCCCGGACATTTATCTCCTGACAGTGCCGCCAACATCTATCAAGGACGTGAACAAAGCACTGAAGAAAATCATGGGACAGCAGCACATCCCATACAGCCGCATGATCGTGACATTCAAGCTGAATGTGGTAGAGAATGCGGACAAAATCAAATACTCCAAGGTAACGCTGGAAAAGACAGGACTGCTGCCAGAAGCTCTTTATAAGACAACCGCAGAGCTCCGCAAGGCAATGAAGCAGAGCTATGAGAGCGTAGCGATCACAACAGATGACTACAAGGAAGCAGCACCAATGGAAGCAACTCCGGAAGTCGGTCCTGACGGATTCATGCAGGCAGGCGACATCCAGGACGGAGAGCTGCCATTTGACTAAGCCACAGCGCAGGGCGGTCACCACGGCCGCCTTGCAGAATTGGAGGTAAACGATGGCTAAGAACTTAAAGGAATTTATACAGTGCGGAAGGGATCCCGCATACCTGAAGAACGGAGACGTCATCACAGAGGAACTCGCATGGGAGATTGTCGGCCAGGAAGGATACGCTGACGGATGCCTGGATCAGGAGTTTGAGATCACACAGAGCCGCATCGTGGAAGACATCATCGGAGGCGAGGGCGTCTATGAAACCATCTACAGAGAGAGCCCGGATCACCCATGGCAATATATCGGATTATGCGCAGCAGGAAAAGATAAGAACCTCGCGCCGATCCACGCCAAGACAACCTACGTCTGCAGCAAATACAGAGCAAAAAACGAAGTGGAACTGCAACAGCACATCAGGGACGCCGTAGAAGCATGCCGGAAGGTGCACGAAAGAGGAAACATACCAATCGCGCCGCATCTTTACTGGCCAAGATTCCTGGATGACAACGATCCCCAGGATCGCGACTACGGAATAGCAGCAGGCCTGGAAGCACTGAAGCGCTGCGATGAGATGATCGTAATCATCAGACAGGAAGGTCCGGAAGAAGAATGGATCAGTCAGGGAATGCAGGCTGAAATCGCTGCTGCGGCAAAGATGGGAATCGAGCCGCAGTTCATATACATAGGCAAAGAAAAGAGGTAACACCATGAACACGGCAGAAGTCGATCTCGACCGTTTGGTCGATTATGAAAGAGAATACAGAAGCGTCGTCAAAAGGGCGCAGGTTACCGGAGATCATATGATAGGACTCTGCCCGTTCCATGACGATTCAAAAAACAGCTTCTCAGTAGATCTGAAGACAGGAAGATGGCACTGCTTTAGCGAGGACATCGGCGGCAACTACGTGGACTTTGTGGCCAAGATGAATGGCATCAGCACGAAGGACGCATACAAGCGAATCATGGAAGACTACCATGTGGAGATGCCAGAAAAAGAAAAACCTGCAGCATCCCGCCGGAGCTATTCGATGGAGCAGTACGCCTTCGAAAAAAGGCTCCCGGTGGAATTCCTCCGGGACACATGCCACATCAGCAACGACAAAGAAAGAAAAGACCAGACCACATACATGAAGATCCCGTACCTGAAGGAAGACGGAACCGAGGCAACCTACAGAAAGAGGTTTGCAGGTAAGGAATTCAGATGGAGATACGGCAGCAGTGGAAAGATATGTCTCTACGGAGAATGGAGGCTCCCGCAGATGCGACAGAGCGGATACGCCTGCCTGGTCGAAGGAGAGTCCGACACGCAGAGCATGTGGTACATGGGAATCAGCACCCTCGGAGTACCGGGAGCCTCCATGTTCAAGCCGAACATGAGCGACCAGCTCCAGGACTTAAAGTTATACATTCACCAGGAACCGGATCAGGGCGGCGAGACGTTCATGCGGAAAGTCATCCAGGGACTCCGGGACGGTGGATTCATTGGCAAGGTTTACAAATTCAGCTGCAGCACGCTGGGCGGAATCAAGGATCCGAGTGACGTCTTCATCAAATTCGGAAAAGAGGAAGGCGCAGCCAAGATCCAGAAGCTCCTGGAGCGGGCAGAAGAAATAGACCTGACAGAACCAGACGTGATACCGGAATCCATCAAAGGGGCACCGGTTAATCTCCGCCAGCCGGAAGGTTGGATCTATTCAGACAAAGGAATCAGCCACATCGATGAGAAGACATATGGACCGGTCATGGTCTGCAGAACACCGATCATCCTGACGCAGCGACTCCGAAGCCTGGAAACCGGAGAAGAAAAAATAGAGATCGCATTCAAGAGAGATGATGAGTGGCACAGAGCAATCTACCCACGATCAACGATCTTCACAGCCAGAGGCATCACTGTCCTGGCAGACCTTGGATGCACGGTAACATCAGAAAACGCAAAGCAGGTCGTCCGGTTTTTATCCGCCCTGGAGGCAGAGAACATCGACATCATCACGAAAGCGGATGCAACATCCAGCTTCGGATGGCAGCCAGGGAAGCGATTCATCCCAGGACACGACAAAGACATCGTTCTGGACATTGATCCATCACAGAAGGGAATGGCCGCGGCATACTGCCAGACCGGATCCTTCGACAAATGGAAAGACACCATGCAGCCGCACCGAGAACGCGACAAGTTCCGGTTTATACTGGCCGCAGCGTTCGCAGCTCCCCTGCTGCGGATCATCAAGCAGAGAATCTTCTTCGTATACAACTGGGGATCCAGTAAAGGAGGAAAGACCGCCGGATTAAAAGCAGCACTGTCAGCCTGGGGAGATCCGGAACGACTCATGGTAAACTTTAACGCCACCCAGGTCGGCTTGGAGCGAACCGCTGCGTTTTACTGTGACCTGCCACTCGGCATCGATGAGAGACAGCTGGCCGGAAAGAATCAGGAAGGACTGGAGAAGACAATCTACATGATCGCATCCGGTACCGGAAAGATCAGAGGCTCAAAGGGCGGCGGCCTGCAGACAATGAGACAGTGGAGAACCGTAGCCATGGCAACCGGCGAGGAACCACTCTCCACAGATACATCACAGACAGGCGTCAGCACCCGTGTGCTGGAAATCTACGGCGGACCATTTGAGACAGAAGAACAGGCCAGCCTCATGCACCAGGAATCAACGCAGAACTTCGGATGGGCGGGCCCGGAATTCATCGAACACGTCCTGAAGGTTTCAGAGAAAAGCATCTGCGATAAATACGATGAGATGCTGCGATACGTGATGAGCATAGCCAAGGGAAAGAGCGGAAGCCATGTGGCCGGAATTAGCGCGGTCGCCCTGGCCGATGCCATGATAGATACCTGGTTCTTTGATAGCCAGGACGCACCGGAGCCCGAAGCGGATCCGAAAAAGGAAGAAGGGAAAGACGATGAAAAACAGATAACAATCAACC